TGACGCGCAGAACATAACAACCGGGTGGGTCAGATCTCGGTGACAATGCCGGGTCAATTCTCAGTGGCAATCAACAGACCCGGCGCTGTGAGCGTTCTGAAGCCGAGCGTATTTTTTTCCAGACACTTTTGCGATCCCGCCGGTATGTGAGGGGTAAGTTCGATCGGTGCGCCGGAAGGCCACCCAGCCAAGGCCACGGTTCCTTCTGGGCCGAGATCGTATGCTGGCGGGCTTGGCGCGAGGCTTTCCCAGTGACGTGCCCGAAAATACCCGTTTCGTTTCGCTTCGAGCGGAACCCCAGTGAAACAAGGGCCTGACGGCCCGACAGACCCGCCTGAAACGAAACGACCCTCCGGGGCCATTTCGCTTTCGCGGAGCTCCGTTTCGTTTCGGCCAACACCCCGTTTCGTTTCGGGGCCCAATCCGGGAACCACCAATGGACGTGATCGACCTGCCGCTTGCGCAGATCATTCCCTATGCGCGCAACCCGCGGCGCAACGAGAAGGCAGTGGCCAGTGTCGCGGCCTCCATCGCCGAGTTCGGCTGGCGGCAGCCCATCGTCGTGGACGAGCAGATGGTTGTGCTGGCCGGCCACACGCGCCTCGAGGCGGCGCGCCAGCTCGGGCTCGAGACCGCCCCGGTGCATGTGGCGAGGGGGCTGACCGAGGCGCAGGCGCGCGCCTACCGGCTGATGGACAACCGCTCGGGCGAGAACGCCGAGTGGGACGACGCGCTGCTCGGGCTGGAACTGGGCGATCTCGTCGAGGCCGAGTTCGACCTCGACCTGACCGGGTTCACGGACGGGGAACTGGATCGCCTGCTGGCAGAGGCGGTGGCGGACCTCGACGACGCGGCCGGGGGCTCGGTGCCGCCGGTGACCATTCCCGAGCCGCCGCGCAATCCGGCTTCGCGCACGGGCGATCTGTGGATCCTCGGCGATCACCGGCTGCTCTGCGGGGACTCGACCTCGCACGATGACGTGCGCCGGCTGATGAACGGCGAGCGCGCGATCCTGTTCGCGACCGACCCGCCATACCTCGTCGATTACGACGGCTCGAACCACCCGACAAGGAACAAGGACTGGTCGCAGTCCTATGGCGTCACCTGGGACGACTCGAGCCAGGGGGCCGAGCTCTACGATGGCTTCATCGCGGCGGCCGTGGCGGAAGCCATCACCGAGGACGCCGCCTGGTACTGCTGGCACGCCTCCCGCCGCCAGGCGATGCTCGAGGCCTGCTGGGAGAAGGCCGGGGCCTTCGTCCACCAGCAGATCATCTGGGTGAAGGACCGCGGGGTTCTGACCCGGTCGCACTACCTGTGGAAGCACGAGCCCTGCTTCATGGGCTGGCGCCGACCGAACCGGCCGCCGAAGGTGGCGGAGGAAACGCTGCCCTCGACGTGGGAGATGCCGTCATTCGCCAGGGACGAGCGGCCCGACCATCCGACGCCGAAGCCGCTCGACGCCTTCGGGATCCCGATGCGCCAGCATGTGGCGCGCGGCGGCCTCTGCTACGAGCCCTTCTGCGGCTCCGGCTCGCAGATCATGGCGGGCGAAGCCAATGGCCGTCGCGTCTTCGCGATGGAGATCAGCCCAGCCTATGTCGATGTCGCCGTCGAGCGCTGGCAGGCCGAGACCGGGCGCGATGCCATCCTCGACGGCGATGGCCGGACCTTCGCAGAGGTGAAGGCCGAGCGGCTGGGCGAAGCTGACAACTCCGGGGCCGATGCCGCTGCCTGATGGCCGTTTACTACAACGACGCCGATCCCGCGGTTTGCGCATGGCTGCGGGAGCTGATTGCGGCCGGGCTGCTGCCGGCCGGCGAGGTGGACGAACGGTCCATCCTCGAGGTCGAGCCCACCGATCTGCGCGGCTTCACCCAATGCCATTTCTTCGCCGGGATCGGCGGCTGGCCCTGTGCGCTGCGCCTCGCGGGCGTGCCCGAGGATCTGTCCGTCTGGACCGGATCGCCGCCCTGCCAGCCCTTCAGTCAGGCCGGGCAACGGAAGGGACAGGACGATGACCGCCATCTCGCCCCGGCCTTCCTGCGGCTCGTCGCAGCCTGCCGCCCCGAGCTCGTCTTCGGCGAGCAGGTCGCCAGCGCGGCAGTGCTCGGACGCGTTGGCGGCGCGGATCGAACGACGACTGAAGGCGCGACTGACTGGACGTGGTTCGACGCTCTGGCATCTGACCTGGAAGCGGCATCTTACGCCGTCGCGGCGGCCGATCTGCCGGCTGCGGGCATCGGTGCGCCGCACATCCGCCAGCGGCTGTTCTTCGGCGCCGTCGCCCTGGAACCGGGCGGGCTGGGCGACAGCCTCTGCGCGGGATCACAAGGACGGATCCGAATGCCGGGCGGTGCCGATCAACGCGCTGCTCGGCCGGCAGGTCTGGCTGGCGGGCTGGCCGACGCCTCGGATGACGGACGGAGACAAGAACGTGCGCTCGATCGTTGGTGCCGCGAAGGAGATGGCGCGCAAGGGCGGGCCTCAGGATACGATACAGGCCGCGACTCTCGCGGGATGGCCGACGGCGATGGCGGGCTCGCCCGCGACGGTGAGCTACAACGCGGCCGGCAACACCGATGCGAGCCGAAGGACGGTGAAGCTTGTGGACTGGTCGAGTGCGCCGAACCCGCGGGGACCCGCGCGACGGACGGCGTCTGGGGAGATGCTGACTGGCTCCTCTGCCGCGATGGGAAATGGCGGCCCGTTGAACCCGGAACATTCCCGCTGGCTGATGGGATACCCGGCCGCATGGGACTTCTGCGGGGCTACGGCAATGCGATCGTGCCGCCGCTCGCGGCGGAATTCGTGATGGCCTTCATGGAGAGCCTGCGATGAAACAGAGCCGCTTCATGTCGATGGTGGAGGCCGCGACGAATGTCGTCGTCGGCTACGTTCTGGCCATCGCCACGCAGATCGTCGTGTTCCCGTGGTTCGGGATCGAGACGGGGCTCACGCAGCATCTGACCATCGGTCTCGCGTTTGTTGGCGTCTCGCTGGTGCGTGGCTACCTCTTGCGGCGGCTGTTCGAGCGTTGGCGATAGCGCGAGGCATCACACGTCGGTGGTCTCGACCGCGGTGACGTAGGCATGGCCTGCATTCCACGAACCCTCATCAAGGGTCCAGACGGAGTTCTCCATTTCGGCCAGTGCCTCGAAGGCGGCGGCTTGCGCCGCCTCCGGGGACAGGGCCTCGACGGTCACGCAGGTGCTTTCGGTGACGGCACGGGTGATCTTGACCCTGAAACGCGGCATCAAGAGGCGTCCTCGATGCGGTAGCAGCGCCCCCTTCCCTCGACCTTTTCGGAGGTGATGGTCAGGCCGAGCTTCTTTTTCAGCGCGCCGGACATGGCGCCCCTAGCCGTGTGAGCTTGCCAGTCGAGGGCCGCCACGATCTCATCGATGGTCGCGCCGCCCTCGGCGCGGAGCATCTCGATCAGCTTCGCCTGCTTCGTGCCCGTGCGCGGTGTGCGCGCCTTGGGTGCGCGGTCGGCATCGGCGGGAGCGTCCTGCGGGGACTCGGCACTCGGTGCTTCGTCGGCGCCCGTGGGCGCGCTGTCGCCGCTCTCCGGCTCGACGCCGATGGCGGCAAGGCCCGCGTCCGTGATGTGCAGGAGGATGGCGCGGCCATCCTCGTCGTTGCGCCAGATGCGATTGAGCGCGGCGTCGGCCTTGGTCCGGCTGTCGGTCGTCGTCTCGGCGATCAGCCCGCGGGAGAGCAGCGCGCCGACCACCTTGGTGGCGGCGCCGCCGCGGAGGGAGCCGGGGAGCGGCAGGACGTTGCGGTCCTCGCGCTGCGCGGCGGCGCTGAGGATCACGAGCTGGGTGTCGGAAAGCTTGGTCATCTGGGGTCTCCGGTTTCGGGGCCGCGACCATCGCGACCCTCCTACGACCCCGAGCCGCGCAGGGCGCGGCAGGAGTTCCGGCTCGGCCGGAGATCACTCGGCGTGTTCGCCCTCGCCGAAGGCGCTTTCGGTGATGCGCTTCAGGAGGCTCGCGTAGTGTTCGAGGGTACCGACATGGCCCCAGTTCACCTCGTCCGGATGGGTGTTGAAGTGGTCGTCGCTGAGCGCTTGCAGGCGGGCGAGCATCGCGTCGATCTCCGCCTTCTTTCCGATGAAGGCGGCGAGTGCGGCTCCGTGGTTGCGCCGGGCCTTCTCGGCGCGAAGCTGATGGCGGGGCGTGGTTTGCGGGTTGAGGCGGGTCATTTGTGTTCTCCTCACTTTGTCCGCTCGATCATGGCGAGGATGGCGCAGGCCATGCCGCCGAGAAATTCGCCGCGGCGAAAGACGATCTCGTCGATCTCGCTGGCGCGTTCGATGGCAGGGTCAACCGCGAGGTCATCGGCCATGTGCGGCAGCAGGCGGCGGGCTTCGGTGTTGTAGCGTTCGGCGAGGGTCATGGTTGGCTCCTTTGCTTGCGTCGTTTGGTTGGATCGAACTTCGCTCTGAGGGCGGCGCTTATCCAGTATAATCGCAGCAATATCATGGCTTTATGATCGAGCGGGGAGCAATCGCGTGTCATCGCCCAGCCAGCCCATCGCGGTGATCGCGAAGCTTCTGGACCTCTCCGAGCGACGGGTGCAGCAGCTCAGCCGCGAGGGCGTGATCCCCAAGGCCACGCGCGGGCAATACGACCTGATCGGTTCGGTGCGCGGCTATGTGCGGTATCTGCGCGACCAGGCGGCGAAGGCGCAGGCCGGCGCGCCGGACTATGCCGCCGAGCGGGCGCGCTTCATCCGGGCGCGGGCGGATCTCGCCGAGATGGAAGCCGAGGAGAGGCGCGGCGCGGTGATCGCCGCCGAAGACGCAGAGGCCGCCTGGATCGCGGTGCTGGCGCTGTTGCGCACGCGGCTTCTGGCATTGCCCGACAGGCTGGCGCCGCGGGTCCATGGCGCGGCGAGCCCCGGCGCGGTGCGGGACATTCTGCGCGGGGCGCTTCGCGAGGCGCTGGAGGAACTGGCGGAGACGGATGTGCGCTCTGAGCGAGACGAAGACCCTGCGGCTGACTGGGACGGCGGTGCTGCGCCGGACGGTGGCCCGGGCGCTGAAGGCGCTGACCCCGCCGCCGGAGTTGACGATCAGTGACTGGGCCGATGCCAACCGGCGGCTGAGTTCGGAGGCGAGCGCCGAACCCGGACGCTGGCGCACCTCCCGCGCCGAATACCAGCGCGGGATCATGGACGCGATCTCGGATGCCTCCGTGGAGACGGTTGTGGTCATGTCATCCGCCCAGACGGGCAAGACCGAAACCCAGCTCTGTGCGGTCGGCTATCACATCGACCAGGATCCGGCGCCGATCATGGTGGTGATGCCGACCGAGCGCGATGCGGAAACCTGGTCGAAGGACCGCTTCACGCCGATGGCGCGCGACACGCCGTGCCTGCGGGACAAGATTGCGGATCCGAAGTCGCGCGACGGCAACAACAAGATCCTGCACAAGCGCTTTCCGGGCGGGCATCTGACCATCGTGGGCGCCAACGCGCCCTCGGGGCTCGCGAGCCGGCCGATCCGGCTCTTGCTGTGTGACGAGGTGGATCGCTATCCGTTCAGCGCGGGCGCCGAGGGCGATCCGGTGAACCTGGCGAAAAAGCGCACGGTCACCTTCTGGAACCGCAAGATCGTGCTGGTCTCGACGCCCACCAACAGGGGCGCGAGCCGGATCGAGACGGCCTATGAGGAAAGCGACCAGCGGCAATACTGGGTGCCGTGCCCGGAGTGCGGCGAGGCCCAGGTGCTCACATGGCCTCAGGTCAGATGGGACAAGTCCGAGCAGGGTGAACACCGCCCCGAAACGGCGCGCTACGAGTGCATCCACTGCGCGGCCAGGTGGGACGACCAGACACGCTGGGCGGCCGTCGGCCGGGGCGAGTGGCGGGCGCGCCGGCCCTTTGCCGGGATCGCCGGCTTCCATCTCAACGAGATCTACTCGCCCTGGGTGCCGCTCGAGGCGATGGTGAAGGCCTTTCTCTCAGCCCGCGCCGGTGGGGACGAGGCGATGAAGACCTTCGTCAACACCTCGCTCGGGGAGACATGGGTGGAGACCGGCGAGGCGCCCGACTGGCAGCGGCTCCAGGGGCTGAAGGACGACTGGCCCGCGGGCACGGTGCCGGAGCGGGGGCTGTTCCTGACCGCCGGCGCCGACGTGCAGAAGGACCGCATCGAGGTCGATGTCTGGGCCTGGGGGCGTGGTCTGGAAAGCTGGCTCGTCGATCACGTGGTGATCGAGGGAGGCCCGGCCGATCCGGCGTGCTGGGCAAGGCTCACGGAGCTTCTGGGGCGGACGTGGAGCCATGCAAGCGGCGCGCCGATGACCATCGCGCGCTTCGCCATCGACACGGGCTACGAGACCTCGGCCGTCTACGCCTGGGCGCGGCAGGTTGGCTTCGCGCAGGTGGCGCCGGTGAAGGGCGTCGAGGGGTTCAACCGGTCGGCGCCGGTGACGGGCCCGACTTACGTGGATGCCACCATCGCCGGAAAACGCCTTCGCCGGGGCGCGCGGCTCTGGACGGTGGCCACCTCGACCTTCAAGGCCGAAACCTATCGCTTCCTTCGCCAGGAGCGGCCCACGGCGGAGGAGATCGCGGCCGGCGCCACACTTCCGCCCGGCACAATGCATCTGCCGGGCTGGGTGGACAGCGAGTGGCTCAAGCAGCTCGTCGCCGAGCAGCTGGTGACGGTGAGGAACAAGCGCGGCTTTGCCAAGCTCGAATGGCAGAAACTCAGGGAACGCAACGAGGCGCTCGATGCCCGTGTCTACGCCCGTGCGGCCGCGTGGATCCTCGGGGCAGATCGCTGGTCGGACAGGCAATGGGATGAACTGGCGCGGCAGGTCGCCCCGCCCGAACAGGTCGCACCGGCGACGACGGTGTCACGGCCAGCGAGACCTGCGCGCCAGCGCCGAACCGTGCGCTCGAATTACATGGGACAAACATGGCCACGCTTGCAGAGCTTCAAACCCGCCGGGACGCCCTCGCGGCCGCGCGCGCGAGTGGCGTGGCGCGGGTCAGCTATGACGGCAAAACGGTGGAATACCGCAGCCTCGCGGAAATCGACCGGGCCATCGACGTGCTCGACCGGGAAATCGCCACACTCGAGGGTCGCAGCGTCATTCGCCAGGTGCGCGTGACCACGGCCAAGGGATTGTAATGGGCCTGTTTGACATGCTTCGCCGCCAGAAATCCGGCGGCCTTTCCGCCATGCGCGCCCGTCTTGAAGGGGCGATGGCACGCCGCCGCTTGCGGGGCTGGAACCCGCCCTTGGAGAACATCAATGCGCTGGTGGCCTCGGGCGGTCCGCGCCTGCTGGCCCGCTCGCGCGAACTGGTGGTGACCAATGGCTACGCGGCCAATGCCTGCGAGGCTTACGCGGCCAATCTGGTGGGCGACGGGATCAAGCCATCGTCGCTGATCGAGGACGGGGACTTGCGGGACAAGGTCCAACGCCTGTGGCTGGCCTGGACCGACCAAGCGGATGCCGACGGGCTGACGGATTTCTACGGTCTGCAGGCGATGATTGCCCGCGAGATGTTCGTGGCTGGCGAGTGCTTCGTCCGGCTCAGGTCACGCCGGGCGGAGGATGGCTTGCGGGTGCCGCTGCAGCTGCAGCTTCTGCAATCGGAAATGCTCCCCTTCGAGAAAACCGAAACAGCCGCCAACGGCAACCGCATCCGCTGCGGGATCGAGTTCGACCGGATCGGGCGGCGCGTTGCCTATCATTTCCGCCGCCGTCATCCCGGCGACAGCACGGACCGTGGGGATGTCATTCCGGCCACGACACGGGTGCCGGCTGAGGATGTCCTGCATATCTACCGCGCGATCGATGCGGGTCAGATCCGGGGCCTGCCGCATGTGGCGCCGGCCATGGTGCGGCTGTTCCTGCTCGATCAATACGACGATGCGGAGCTTGATCGAAAGAAGACCGCGGCGATGTTTGCGGGCTTTGTGACGAAAAACGCCCCCGAAGAAACCCTGATGGGCGAGATCGAGGACGAGGGCACCGGCATTGGCATCGCGTCGCTGGAACCCGGCACCCTGCAGGTGCTGCTGCCCGGCGAGGACATCAAGTTCTCCAGCCCCGCCGATGTGGGCGGCGGCTACGAGGCGTTCCAGTACCGCACGCTTCTGGCGATCTCCGCCTCGCTGGGCCTGCCCTATCACCTGGTCACCGGCGATGTGCGCCAGGCAAATTACTCGTCCTTGCGCGCCGAGCTCGTCGAGTTCCGCCGCCGGATCGGCCAGTTGCAGCACGGGGTGATGGCGCATCAGTTCTGCCGGCCGGTCTGGCAGCGCTGGCTCGAGACGGCGGTGCTAGCCGGGGCGCTGGAATTGCCCGACATGGGCGCGGCGCGGGCCGTGCACTGGATCCCGCCGCGCTGGGACTGGGTCGATCCACTCAAAGACATCCAGGCGCAGCTTCTGGGCATCAATGCGGGGCTGATGTCACGGCGCAAGGCGGTCGAGGCCACTGGCTACGACATCGAGGAAATCGACCGCGAGAATGCGGCGGATGCGGCGCGGGCCGCGGCTCTGGGCCTCCATTACAGCACCAGCCCCAATGAGGCCCAGGGGCCGCGCGCCACGCCGCAAATGCAGGCTGATCCAGACAAGGGAAAGTGATCCATGAAAACCTGGTATTCGATCTGCGCGCTCGATGAGGGCGCGGAAATCTCGATCTATGACGAAATCGGCGCCTATGGCGTCAGCGCGAAAGCGTTTCTCGCCGATCTCGGCAAGCTGCCGGATGCGGCTCCCTTGACGCTCAGGCTAAACAGCCCCGGCGGCTCGGTGTTCGATGCGGTGGCGATCTACAATGCGCTGAAGCGCCATGCCGGCAATGTCACCGTGACCATCGACGGCATTGCCGCCTCGGCCGCCTCCTACATCGCCATGGCCGGCGATGAAATCATCATGCCGGAAAACGCTTTCCTGATGATCCATGACCCCTCGGGGCTGGTGATGGGCACGGCCGCCGACATGCGCGCGATGGCGGACGCGCTCGACAAGATCGGGGCCTCGCTCATCAAGGGCTATGCCGCCAAATCCGGCAAGGCGGAGGACGAGATTGCCAGGCTGATGGCGGCCGAGACCTGGTTTGATGCCGCCGAGGCCATCGAAATGGGGTTGGCCGATACCATGGCCGCACCGGTAAAGATGGCCGCGCGCTTCGATGTGAGCGGGTTCAGGAATACGCCGGAAGCGGTTGTGGCGGCAGTTAAGGCGGCAAAGCCGGAAGCTGAGAATCCGCCGACCAAGGCGGACCCGGCGCCATCGTCCGCGCCCAAACCGGCGGCCCCACTCGACCCGGAAACTGATCCCACCGCCATCCGCAACGAGGCCATGGCCTACGCCAAAACGGTGGTCGATCTCTGCCGCCTCGCCGGGCAGCCACAGATGGCGGCGGGCTTTCTCGAGGCGGAAACCGGTCTCAAGGATGTCCGCAAGGCGCTGATCGACGCCCGTGCCACGGCCGACCCCGACATCTCCGCCACGCACCCGCAACCGGGGCCCGCGCCGCAGGCCAAACCCTGGGGCGACATCATCAACCGCACCTTCAAGCGCAAGGGATAACAGATCATGACCGTTCTTTCCGAAACAACCCATCCGGGCGGCTTCCTCGTCTGGGAGGCCTTCCGCGATTACACCCGCGAGGTCGTCACCATCGCCACCGGCGGCGCAAACCCGGTGCTCGCGCCCGGCACCGTGCTGGGCAGGATCACGGCGAGCGGCAAATACGCGGCCCACGACCCGGCCGCTGTCGATGGCACCGAGACTGCCGTCGCCGTCCTCTGGGGTAAGGCCGACGCCACCGCCGCCGACGTGGAGGCGGTCGTGCTCCTGCGCGGTCCGGCCATCGTCAACGGCAACGATCTGGTCTTTGCCGGCACGCCGACCCAGCCCGAGATCGATGCTGCGCATGCGGCCCTTGCTGCCGCTGGCATCCTGGTGCGCTGAAACCCCAACGCTGAAAGGAACACGCGATGCCCACCATGGACATCTTCGACACCGATGCCTTCTCGGTGATCGAGCTCACCCGCGCGCTGGAAAACATCCCCTTCAAGCCCGCGACCCTCTCTGGCTCCGGCCTCTTTGCCGATCGCGGCGTGCGCTCGCGCACCGTCGTCATCGAGTCCCGCGATGGCACGCTGTCGCTGATCCCGTTCTCCGAGCGCGGCTCGGCCTATGAACAGCAGATCCCGGAACGGCGCGACGTGCGGGCCTTCGTCTGCCGCCAGTTCAAGAAGCAGGACGTGCTGTGGGCCTCCGAGATCCAGGGCATCCGCGCATTCGGGTCCGAGTCCGAGACCCAGCTGATCCAGGCCGAGGTCGCCCGCCGCCTGCGCCGTCTGCGCAACGATGCCGAGGCCACCTTCGAGTATCACCTCCTGAACGGCATCCAGGGCAAGGTGCTCGATCCCAAGGACGGCGCGGTGGTGATCGACTACTTCGCCGAATTCGCCATCGCGCCCGCAACGGAGATCGACTTCGACCTCGACAACACCAGCCCCGGCTCGGGCGCGCTGCGCAAGAAGTGCCAGACGCTGATCGAAAGCGTCGAGGACAGCCTCGGCGGCCTCTCCACCGGCGCGGTGCAGTTGCGCGCGGAATGCGGCTCGGCCTTCTTCGCCGATCTCGTCGCCCACAAGGAGGTGCGCGAGACCTATCTCAACACCGCCGCCGCGGCCGACCTGCGCTCGCGCGTCGCCGACGAGGTGAGCTTCGGCGGCATCACCTTCCGCCGCTACCGCGGCAATGCCGCCTTCGGCGTGCCGCCCGACAAGGCGTACTTCTACCCCGAAGGCGTGGAAGGGCTCTTCGAGATCTACTACGCCCCGGCCGATACCTTCGAGACGGTGAACACGCTTGGCCTGCCGCTCTACGCCCGCTCGATCCCCGACCGGGATCGCGACGAATGGGTGCGGCTCGAGATCGAGAGCAACCCCCTGCCGATCTGCACCCGCCCGCAGGTGCTGCGCAGCGCAAGGCGGACGTGATGACGGCCTTCGCCGTGGCCCTCGATGCGCTCTTCGCCGATCCGCATCTCGGCCGCGACGTGGTCTACACCGCCGAGGGTGGCGCGCCCGTGCTGGTGCGCGCCATTCTGCGGCGGCCGGACGACGTGACCGGCTTCGGCGAAGCGCGGATCTGGTCGGAAACGACGAGGGTGGACCTGCGCGTGGCCGAGGTTGCAGCCCCGCGCCCCGGCGACCGGATCGAGATCGACGGCGAGGCGTTCCTCGTCCAGGGCGAGCCCGTCCGCGACCGCGAGCGGCTGGTCTGGACCGTCGATCTGCGGCCAGCATGAAGCTGAAGCTCGACACCACCCCCGACCTCGTCGCCGCCATGGCCGCCGAGGTGAAGGCGGGCGAGAAGGCCGTCACCGCCGCCATGCGCGAGGCCGGGACCGGGCTGAAGACGGCCTGGCGTGGGCAGATCACCGGCGCGGGGCTCGGGCGGCGGCTCGCCAACTCGATCCGGAGCCAGACCTACCCGAAGGTCGGCGAAAGCCTGAACGCCGCCGCGCTGGTCTGGTCGAAGGCGCCCGTCATCGTCGGCGCCCATGACACCGGCCCGCTCATCCGCTCTCGCGACGGCTTCTGGCTGGCGATCCCGCTGCCCGCCGCCGGCAAGGGGCGGCGCGGGGCGAAGCTGACCCCCGGCGAATGGGAGCGGCGGCGCGGCCTGCGCCTGCGTTTCGTCTATCGCCGGCGGGGGCCGAGCCTGCTGGTCGCTGACGGGCGGCTCAACACCAAGGGCCTAGGCGTGGCCTCCCGTTCGAAGACCGGCCGCGGCCGCGCCACCGTGCCGATCTTCCTGCTGGTCCCGCAGGTCAGGCTGCCAAAGCGGCTCGATCTCGACCGCGACGCCGAGCGCGCGCTCGACAGCGTGCCGGGGCTGGTCGTGGCGAATTGGGTGGAGGGGCGGCTGGGATAAAACCGCGACAACGGACGAAACCCGTGCTCGTTGCGTTCGCTAACCCTCGTGCCGTTTTCCCATGCTCGTCGAAATCGATATTTTGGCTTGAAACACCAGATCAACTGAAAGATCATCGCAGGAACACAAAATGCTGATTTGAGGAATGGTATGGGTAGCACTGGCTCTGGAAGCTTCTCGGACTACCCTGGCTCGCGCCCGAAAGAGGGTGGTGAGGGAGCCGGGGGTGGCGGCGCAAGTGGGGAAGATCGCTGCGCCCGGGCATTCTCCTGTGCCCTCGAAGAGGTCGAGCAGTGTGACTACTTCACCGCAAGCGGCGGCGTTCCGCCGGCCAACACGGCGCTAACTATCGAGCAGCGCGGCCGGTTGTTCGCCGTCGACTCCAGCGGCCAAACCGTGGGGGCGCTGCCAACTAGATTCAACTATCTCGCGGACTGCATGGCTGCGGGCTTCAAATATGAGGGGCGCGTCAACTCCTCGGCATCGGCTCCAGTTGCATCGGTAAACGTGGACTTCGCGCCGCGCACACCATGAACCCTAGACAAGACCTTCTTCTGGTCGGCGAGGTCTACGTAGATTTCACCCTGCCGAAGGCAGGTGCTGAAAGTAAACTACGGCTCGGCGGCATCGTTCACGCGGCCCGCGGGCTGTGGGCAATAGACGCGAACTTTTCCGTGGCCGCTGTATGCCCCGGCTATCTGGTCGATCAAGCGCGAGCTTACCTCGAACGCTTGGGATGCAGCGAATTCATCTGGCTGGCAGAGGTCAAGGGCGCACCCAACGTCATGGCGATTGGTGATCCGACCGAACTCGCCGACCAAGCGTATCAGGACATTCTGAGGGACGAAAAATCTGTCGAATACCGCGGTGAAGTTAACGCACTAACGACCTTCAAAACCTGTCTGATATTCCCTGGAAAGTACGATCTCACGGTCCTGAGATCCCTACTTGCCGAGGATGTTCAGGCAAGCTTCGATATCGCCTATGATCTCCCGAACCTTCAATTGCTCTCGTCGTTCAAAGGAAACATTGCTGCCTTAGTGACTTCTACATCGTCTCCAATGTTCCTGGAGAAAGCGTCGGAGGATATGTCCAGCCTGCTGGCTGATCTGCGCGATCTGTCGCCGCAAGCTATCCTTCTGAAGGAAAATCGCGGCGGCAGCCGTGTGTTCGATCTTCGCGGTGACAGGGTCGACGAGATTCCGGCACTCCTCGGCGAAACCGTCAACTCGGTCGGTGTCGGTGACGTGTATTCAGCGGTTTTCGTGTCCATGCTGGATGGCGCCGTCTTTGATGCCGGATGGAGGGCAGCGCGCGCTGCAACGTGCTACTCCCAGACGACCTACCCGGACGACTTCAAAAGAGATGTCCAGCGCAGCCTTGCGCTCTCTGTCGAGCAAATGCGCGGCTTGGGCGGAACATTTCTGCCTTGGCATGCACGGCCGGACTTCCAGATCTACTTCGCCGCTCCCGATTTTTCCTACGTCGACCGCACGCACCTCGAAGAAGCACTTCGGGCGCTCACCTATCATAATTTTCGGGTTCGCCGCCCGGTACAAGAGAACGGAGAGCTATCACCGCAAAGCTCGATGCATGAAATGCGAGCCGCATATCTGGGTGATTTGGGCCTTCTCGAGGAGTGTGATCTTGTTTTCGCACTGCCGCTGGAGCGCGATCCAGGCACACTTGTTGAAATTGGCCTGGCTCTTGCCCTGAAGAAGCCCGTGATCACCTTCGATCCGCTCAAAGAGAATACCAACACGATGGTGATGGCGGGTAGCGCGGTCTATTCGGACAAGCTCGATAGCTGCCTAAACGGCCTCTTCGAAGTTATTTCGAGACTTAGGGCGACGCGTTCATGAAGAAGGCTGTTGTCATGGTCTCTGGCGGACTCGATTCGACAACGGTCTGCTATCTTCTGGTCAACAAAGGGACAGAAGTTCATCCAATATTCTTCGATTACGGCCAACACTGTGTTGAGACAGAGTGGGCGAAAGTGCAGGAAGTCCTCCCGCAGGAGGCGATGCCGCCAGAAAGGCTGAATATCTCGGACATCTTCAAGGGCTCGCCATCACGGATGATCGTGGAAGCGGACCTTTGGAAAGAAGCCGTCTCAGATGATGACCTGTACCTCCCGTATCGGACGATGCTGTTCTTCGCTGTGGCCGCAGCTCGCGCCCAGACGCTTCGGATCCTCGACGTGTATTCGGGCTTCATCAACAGCAACCATGCCAAGGAAATAGACTGCAGCACCGAGTTCATGAACGGCCTCGATGAGCTCTCACGTGGTGTCGGCGCCGTACGCTTCCATGCGCCGTTCCGCGAGAAAGCCAAGGTCGACGTCGTCCGACAAGCGCTGGACCTTGGGGTCCCTATCGGCCGGACCTTCTCTTGTCAGGCGTCAAGTTCCTTTCCTTGCGGGGCCTGCCCCAACTGCGTAGAGAGGCTGAATGCCTTGGTGGAAGCTGGCATTGCGTAGATGGAAAGAATAGAAGTGGCGGAAAACCTGAACAGTTCAAACGCTCTGCAAGCCGCCCGGCGCGTTGCCGACCATGCTGTTCGAACCGGTGTTCTGGGACAGCGCGTCTCTTGCCGGCCGGTCTATCAGCACATGGGCGCGGTACTTGCCGACTCAGTCCTACAAGCCGGGCTGAACTACGCGAAAGTTGTGAAGCCCCGCATCGCCACCATTCTTGGAACCTTCCCGCATGCCACGACCATGAGCAACTTGGTCCCGGTGATCGAGCAAGAAGGAAGCCCAAAGTTCCTGCAATGGGAGCATCGGGAGAAGGTGTCACGCTTTGACGACCTGGTCGGATTCATGGTCGAGGCGGAAATTGACAGTACATCCGAGCTGAGCAGAGCGCTACGCGACAAGCGCTTTCGGACGGATATCCGGCGAGTGAGAGGTGTCGGCCCAAAAACCGTTGACTACATGGCCTGCCTGGTGGGGGTGGATTGCATCGCTGTAGATCGCCACATCCGGGGCTTTGCCGAACTCGCGGGCTTGGAAGACGACAACTACGATTATCTCCGCGAAGTGTTTAGCTTTGCGGCAGACTTGTTATCCATCTCTCGACGTGAATTCGATGCGAGTATCTGGCGCTATCAGTCGGAACAAACCGCTCGACAACTATCACTTGAGTTCATGCAGTAACGCATGGTGTCTGCGCCTGGCTAAGCGTGTTGTTTGGGGGCAAGCCGCCCCTCAACCTCCGGAATTCCCAATGCCCACCCCCCGCGAAACCATCCTCGCCGCGCTGCATGCGCGGCTCTCGGCGCTGCCCGCCACCGTCCTGCGCGGTGACGTTCTGCCCGAGCGTGTGCCGGCCGGGGGGCTCGTGATCCTGCGTGACGGTGAACCGGGGGAGCCGGAGGTGACGCTGTCGCCGCTCGCCTACCACTACCAGCACCGGGCGGAGATCGAGGTGGTCGTTCAGGGCGCTGACCGTGACGGTGCCTTCGACGCTCTCTGCGCCAGCATCGGTACGGCGCTCGCCGTTGACCGCACGCTTGGCGGGCTATGCGACTGGGTCGAGGCGGAAGCGCCGCGGCCGGTCGATCTGCCCATCGAGGGGGCGGCGAGCCTGAAGGCGGCGGTGATACCCGTCGTCCTTCACTACACCACGGCCGATCCCCTGGCCTGACCCCAAAAATAGGAGAACACAATGGCACGCGCCCAAGGGGCGCGGTCGCAGCTCGCGGCCGCGTTCGAGACGACCTATGGCACCGCGCCGGCCTCGGGCTTCATGCAGATGCCCTTCGCCAGCGCCTCGCTGGGGGCCGAGCAGCCGCTTCTGGCCTCGGAACTTCTCGGCTACGGCCG